TTATTGATGTCGTATCAACGCCCAGCGACATCAGCACTGCCATGACAATTGCGCGAATAGAGTCTGGAGTCATGGATGACTCCCCGGCCAGAGCTTGCCCAGCCATTCATCGCAGTAGAGCGCAAACCCCAGCCCCACGCCGGCCGACTCGATCTTGCCGGGTTCGTTCTGAAAAACCTTGGCGCCGAGGAACACCATCGACTGATCCGAGATGTGCAGATTTGCCGCAACCCCGGTGATCAGTCCCCAGTCCTTGTCGCCAGCATCCCCAGCAGCGATCTTGTTCGCGCCACCGACCTCATAGATCATGTCCAGCCGGTCCCAGCCCAGAATGCTGTGCTCGATCCACAGCCCGGACAAGCCGAATGATGCTGGCGGCTGTCCTTCGATCCTGAGCGCCCGCGCCAGAACGGCCACGTGCGCCGATCCGATCCTGAGTATCCGGTAGGACACCCCGGCGTCCAGCCAGAGATCCCCAGCGTGCGGCCCCCGGACGATGGTAATCACCGTCGAGTTGACAGCAATCTTTGACTCCTCCGCCGGAACCGGCGTGTAGTACTGCGCCAGCGCCAGTGAGGGCAACAGGCACAGAATGAGAATTGCACCAATTCGTTTCATGTTTTTCCTCCTCGATGAACTGGTTTTGGACCCGTCTTAACATTTCCTACAGTAGCAGGCCAGTAAAATGATTTTGGCAAAAGAGCCATCACGACATTGGTGATTCGCTGTGTCTGGCGTTCCCGTACGCGCTCCCATTCGTTATTGACCAGTCCCCATGCTCCTATTTTCTTGTCAGGAATCCGCTGAATTGAACAATGATAAAGAGGGTCCGTCAGAGCATGGCACAGTTCATGGCACAAAATGTTGCAGATCGTCCAGTAGTGCTTATTTCTCCAGTGTTTTTGCACTATGCCAGCCACTTTTACGGTGATGTCAAGATAGGTATTGTCCACATCGCAAGTCGCCGCAGCATTCTCGTAATCCGGTATAGCTCCCTTGAAGAAAACAATGTCCAGCGCATATTCCCCAAGGAAGAGTTCGGTTCTCAGAGCCTGAGCCAGTTTGCGAATATAGGCTTGATACCTGATCCGCTTCTCCTTCCTGAACCACTGCCCAATCCGGCATGTTCACAAAGTAGGCCGGATCAATCGCTTGCATTGTAAACTTCGCCCCGCCGTTGGTTAGCACTTCGGCGGCCCCCGTACCGCACACAAAATACTTCTTTGCCCGATCTCCAAAGACCCGAAAGTTGCGCGTTAGAAATCCCAGAAGTGCCGACAAACCGAAGTCCAGATTGTCGCCCATGTCGTATGCCGACCCCACAAGGGCATACGCCTTGGCGTACAGAGCATTCTCGTTCAGGTCACCACGGTATCGGCATACCTTGTATCGCCCCTTGACCTCTGCCATGTACCCAAATCTCGCCTTGGGATACGTGACCTCGAAGAACCCTGGAGCCAGCACTACACGTACATGCGTCGGCTTGTAATCGCTCTGTGGCCCCCACTTGGCTTTCTGGTACTTGTGAATCGCCGCATAGAAGATCGGCAGCAACCAGTACTTCGGCGGCCACCAGCGGAACTCCCCGTAGGTCAGGATCACGTCGCCGGGCATGAGCTTGCTGGCATCGATCATGGCTGTGCCGGTGGCTCTGATGGCGTCGAGTTGTAAATCTTGTTGAGTCCGCTCGATACCAGCGGCCCGCCGAACACGAATGCCAGTGCCTTCAAAATCATGTCCTCATTCACGGCCAGCTTGCCGAAAATCACCAGTGCTGTCCCGCAGATCATGGCGACAATCGCAATGAGCGCCGTGGTCTTATCCTGTAGAAGTGTCTTGAGCATCACTGTCCTCCTGTTGTGTCCGCCGGGATCGACGGCCACAGATACTCTGGAATCTGATTGTGCCGCAGCAAAAGGTCAATCTTCTTTTCGATCATTTGCTGCCACTGGTTGTCAACAGCCCCGATCGTGTTCAGCCGGGAGATCGACGAATCGTGCAAGTTGACCTGTACCTTCACTTCTTTGAGCGCTTCGAGAATGGCAACGTTGCCCTCGCTGATTCTGGCCTGTGTCCCGGTGTACATCAAAAGCCCCACCGTGACTGCCGCTGGCCCCAGGATCCCTGCCACCCACTTCCACACCCCGTTGCTCTTCTCTTTCGTCATGTGCTGTCTCCTACTGATACGTCTCTTTTACACGAATGTCTGAAATGGCCTCGTCTGTGATTTTGCGCCCGGCAGCCATGCGTTTCTGATCATTGAGCATCGGATATTGGTGTCTATACTTGTTCCACTCGTCACGAATCCGGTATGCCTTGGCTTTGTTCCCGCCCCAATAGGCGCGGCGGGCCGCAGAAAGACGCTGCTTATAGACGTACTCGCTTTGGGCGGATTCGGTCTTGTCGCTTCGCATCTGGCTTGATGCCTGATAACCGAAGGTGCCCAGGACAGCAACAGCATCCGAACCCAATTCACCCAGATGGTTCTTCCAATCGAGTTCCGCTTTTTGTTTTTCGCTGCCAAAAAGCTCCTTCCCGCCTCGTGCGGCCTCTTGAAAAAGAATACTCCCGCCACGAGTAATGTCACTCAAAAGAACCGGTGTAATCTCGAATGCCGCCCCCTCGTAGATTTTTGGCAGCACCAGCGCCGGGTTGTCTTCGTCGATCCAGCCAAGGTCTGAAATCATTCCCAGCGTCCCGATCACCGCATAGCGATTCGGAATTTGCTGCCAGAAAGGATCGTCATCCCGGAACTTGTGTTTGCCTGAAATCATCTCCTGCACCTTATCTTTCGCTCTCAGTGCAATATCTCCACCAAGAAGACCACCGGCCGCCAGGCGAGCAAGAGGAAAAACGTTCCCCTTTTTGATCTCATTCCAGATCATGTCACGCGAGAGAATTGTCTGCTTGTACACAAATCGCTTGAGAACCCCCAGCCAGCGCGTATTCGGCATGTTCAAAAACTTCGGTTCAACAGCAGCATCGGGATGGAGTTGTAACTCATTGGCATATTTCTGAGTTATCTTGATAAAATCTGACTGTTCGATAGCCTTGGTGTAATCCATCCCAAATCGCTCTTGCAATTTCGTTCGTGCCCAATCCCGGCGCAGTTTGCCAATTGGAGTTGCCAGCACATCATCGGAAAGATTGGCGATTCGGTGGAGATCACGGGCAAAGACCTCGCCAGTCGCACCAGTCACATAATCCAGGGCCCGGTTTGCAAAGCTAAAAAACTGAGTCGTCGGGATGTAAGACCACGGCCCGGCAGAACCATAGCTGCCCATCATCTTGCGGAAAGCCGATGTCCCAACTGTTCCAGTTCTCCGTAGCAAGGCACGCTCTACTGGGTGCAGGGCTTTCCAAGTTCCCTGTGCTACGCGGACCAGCCCCGCATCCGGGATTATCGAAATCAACGGTTGTGTCACCTGAATCATTGGTGCCCAGCCCGCACCAATCTTCACACCATAAGTCGCATTAGCCCAAATCCTTGACGCCTTATGAGCCCCATAGCTGATTGGATGGCTGCGATCCACAACTCCCATCATCACATCAGACAGGTCCCGAAGCATAGCCCCTTCTCTGGGATCAGCTTTTTCAACACGGGCAATGATGTCTGCCAAACGCCCTCGTGCAGGTCCAAAGTGATTGACCTCAGCTAACGTCCTCGACCACTCTCCAATGTAACGACCCGTAAGAATGGCAGGATTTGTCTCAAGAAAATAGTCGGGCATTCTCCTTGTGCGCGGAAACTCAACACCCGTTCGCCGGAACATCTGATTCGATGATTCATCCGCCAGCATTCTCAACGCTTGCCCTGTCGTTTTTGCTGCCTTCGCGTCAATGAGAGCCTTCACAGCATCTTGCGTAGATTGCTTCATCGACTTGAGGTCTTCAGACGTTTTGTTCAGGTAATTGTCGATCCAAGCAATGTTCCCACTCTGACCTTGGGTCTTAGCTGCGCCTCGTGCGGCGTCCACAGCCCCACCAACATCATCCCAAATCTTCTCAAGGATGTCCAGCTTCCAGCGCTGGGGACCAGTGCGAAGGAAATCTTCACTCATTTTGAAGGGGACAGTCGTACCATCGGCCTTCAACATGGTCACACCAGCATCTTCAAGTGCTTGCCCCATCTTGATGTACAATGCCCGCACTTCCGGCCGGGCCATCCATTCTTCCATAGTGAACACTTTGGTGCCAGTCCATTTCCGTTGCAAAGCGGGACCAGGTCCAGGGCGCTGTAACAAAGAACCAACCCCCCGAAAATCCTCACCGATATTACCAGCGTACTGGTTAGCCTCCATGTTCATTGCCTGCAATTCCGCAACCGCCGCCTTTGCCTCTGGAATCGTCAGACGCTTGCCAAACTGAGTCATAACCGCAAAGATACGCGGTTGTCTGGCGATTCGCCTTTTCATCCATCCCTGAACATCAATTTCGGCAACACCAGCAGGCGTAGCGGAAATTTCTGGAACAACAGTATGCGGATGCGCCGATTCCAAAATCGACGGTTCATTTGCCGCCTTGAACTTCTCATCCAAAATCTTCGATTCAGTAAACTGCCCAGACCTGAGAAACGGCTGATAACGCGGTGGTTTCGGTGGTTTCCCCGAAGTAACATCATAGCCGTTCGCCCCCTTCAACCGGGCAATGAAATCCATAAAATTGCCTTCAGGAGCGGTTCCCATCGTCCGCGGGGGTACATCGCCTTCAAAAAAACGGGATTCGCCACCAAGCGGACCTGCCGTCTCCGAAAACTCCGGCCCACCGTACTGAGCACTCTCCACGGCCCTTTCTTCGGGGATCCGGCCCCGGCCATAGAGCTTCGGTTTCGTGAAGAACTGCCCCTCCCCTACAGGCCCAGCCACCTCGCCCTTCGTTCCAGCCATGCCAATCAAACGAGATGGGTCTGTAATTGGCTGGCCAGACGGCGGAGGCGTCTCTACACTGGTCGTCAAGCTCCTAGTAGGCACATTGGGGGGGGGGGCGGGTTCTGCCCTTGATTTAGCAATATCACCGTAGATGTCTGTCCCAGTACGGTAGGCAAGGTCCGCAGCTTCGGCTTCGGCAAAGGCTTTCGCTTCGGCAAAGGCTTTCGCTTCGGCTTCGGCAAAGGCTTTCGCTTCGGCTTCGGCAAAGGCTTTCGCTTCGGCTTCGGCAAAGGCTTTCGCTTCGGCTACTTCAAACTTCGCTATTGCCGATGCCGCCTTGTACTTTTTGATGGTTTTGACTGAAACATGGGTCAAGCCACCTACGATTAGCGCTGCGAAAACCGCCCCCAATGGGTCTTCAAAGAGAGCGTTCTGGGCCAAGCGCTTTTGTTCCTGCTCCTCTTTTGTCCCTGCCGGAACTGATGCTTTCCAGAGAAGCATTGCCTGATGGGGCACAAACTCCAGCAATGCCTCCATCGTGCCCGATGGATCTCGCAGCATAGCCTCTGGAAGTTGGGCCAGCGCCGGGTACATATCCATCAGGCCCGCCGCGGCGTTCTTTATCAGTCCAAATCCGGTTTCGGCCAGAGACATATCGGCAGTGGCCTTTTGCCTGAATTGCCCCACTGTGCCAGACACCACTTCTGCGGCAGTGCCCAGTGCCGCCACCGGACCCGCAAGCCCCGATCGTGCAACATGCGGATTCAGATTCAGTTCGCTCATCTTCTGCATGAACATCTGGAATGGGTTTTCTTGCGGCGTTTCTGTGCTTGGTACAACCGCTGGCGATTCTGTCCTCACTCCCGCAACCGACGTACTTGATGCTGGCTCTGGCGTAAATGCAGCCGCATTGAAAGGGTCAACGTCTTCCGCCGTCATCAACCCGCTTTCGATCAATGCTCGTCCAACCGGATCGTTCAGACGAGACGAAGACGGCAACCCGCGAGGCATGTCCTTAAAATCATAGATGGACACAGGCATATCTGAGAAATCGTATGGATCAACACGAGTTGGCATGGCTATGGCACTTGAACAGGAGTAGTTACTCCAGCCTCTAATTCCTTGATAATCTCATCAACGGTCAGACCCAACTGACCAAGCCGAATCGTCCACATTCCACGATTAGCCTGAACATCTTGAGCCGTAAAGCCCGAATTCCGAATCCCTTCAACCGCAGAGCGAAGACGATCTTCACTCGGCCGGTCCATCTCCGTCTTCAACTCTGGCGACAACACAGAAACAGAATCCTCAGCAGGTTCATTCATCCAATCCTCACTCGATGAATCCCCGGACACGATTGCATCAACTGCCTTGGGCTTGAACCGCCTCTCGACTGCCCGGAAAATGTTGCTGCGGACAATCGGGTCACTGATATTGTTATCGCTGCGCTTTTTGTTTCCCTCAGCATCCCAAAGCATCTTCTTTTTCTTGAGTTCGGCGTAGTATTCGTTCATCATCGCCGAACCTTCTTTGGTCGTGGTGGCGCCTTCAGGAATTAGCGACTCCGGCACAGATACCGGTAGTTGCGTTGCACCCATACCAAGAGTGACAGCACCCGTCGTATCCGATGCTGCTTCAAAATCGCTCAACTGACTGCGCTGCGTCAGTTTCTCCATTGTCCCGGCGGCTTGTTTCCCCGCCTCTGGCGAAAGCAAATCCCCGGATTGGATACCACCGGGAGCAGCCTCGGCTTCTGGTGGCTGCACAAGTGCCAAGATGTCATTCACTTCTTGAACCGTCAGCCCATTGGTTTCGGCGGCAGCCGCAAGACCGCTGGCGGCAAATTTCTCTTGTGGAGTGCGCCCCTGTTCAGCGCCCCATTGATCAAGCATGTCGATAAACCGCTGGGCACTTGGTTTGACAACCGGGGCTTTTTCACCTGCTGGGGTTGGGGTCTTTTCCTCGAACGCCGACACGTCTTTCAATATCTGATCACCAATAGCCTTGCCTCCAAGATTCTCGGCCCGTGCATCGAGAGAGCGAATCCTGCCCATAATCGGCCTGCGCTCCGCTGAAGTTTGCGCCTGCCAAAACTGGTCGACCAATGCGTCACGCTGGTCATGGACTTGCCCAAGTAATTTCCGGTTTTCACCTTCCAGCGCAGCCTGATCAAGCGATTGATCACTCCGGCGATTCTCTGCCCGCTGCTCGCTGCCCCGTGTCACTTGCTCCTCATACTCACGCGCTTCCTTCGTCCGTTGCTCCCCATAGGCGCGGGCCTCGGCGGTCTTCTTCTCCTCTGCGGCCGTTTTTTTCTTCTGCATCACAAACGGCTGGATCATCTCAATGAACTTTTCAAACCCGGATGGCTGTTTAAGCTGTTCACCAATGTTCTGCTGGCGAAAAAGCCCTGTCAGTTTAGTCCGATACGATGCAATGTTAATCCCAGTCATAATATCATCCGTTCATTAAAGAAGCAGCATCGCAAAGAGACCTATCGCCTGCCACATGCCGGCATTCGCATTGGCATCGCCAGCCCGCCGGTTGGCATCTATTTGCCCCTCAAGACCAGCTTCGATTTTGGCCAAATCAACCTGATATCCCATCTGCGCCATCCATTTCTGCAAACCAAGAGACGCTTCGCTGATATCCATTTCCCGGCCACTGAGCATTGCCGTTAGTTGCAGCTTGCTGATTCCAAGACGTTCTTCCAAATCACGGTCTGCCGTTTTCTGAATAACGTCATTCGCTTCCTGGATCAATGCAAGTTGCTGACTGTTATCCACCCTGATCGCCTCAAGACTCAACTGCCCCGTCTGAAGCGCATGCATGAACGCCTGATCCTCAACCTTCACGAGGTACTCAGCCTCGAACTCCCGCTTGGCTTCCGCCAGTTTGTCTTTATCCAGCCCAAAGGTTTTTTCAAACTGATCAACCGCCGCCTTGAATTTCTCGGTGTCCAGACCAAACGTGTCGGCAAACTGTTTCTTAATTTCCTCGAACTTGGCTTCATCCAGCCCGAATGATTTATCATACTGGCGAACAGCTTCTCCAAACTTCGCCTGATCCAATCCAAACGTTTGGGCGAACTCGTTAGCTCGCGCAGCGGAATCTTGCTGTTTCTGAACGATATCAGCAATGCCGAGTGTTTCTTGAAGCGTAGCCAGCCGCTGTTGCATCGAGTATCCCTGGGCGTTCTTCAAATTCTCGATCGAGAGTCCTGCCGCCGCCAGCGCATTCCGTGTATTCTCTGAGCGAATCCGCGCCTGTTCCGCCGCAATCATCGACTTTTTCTGAAACTCACCGTAAACAAGCGCTTTGGCAGCATCAGATCCCAGACCGATACCCCGTGCCGACAGAGCAGACAACGCCGACGCCATCGCTTCATCAGCATCACGCTCGATCACCGCCCGCTGCTCCGGCGTCAGTTCCGGCGACTGTTTCATAATACTGTCAAGAAGCTCCTGTGTCAGTCCCGTGGGAACATCGTTTGGAGTAACACCAACACCATTCTTGATCTTGTTCAGCAAGTCCCCGAAGTCGGTCCCGGCCGTAGTCGCCTCCGTCCCGCCGCCAGTGCTGCCGCCATCAGCAACAGGAACTCCACCGCCGCCCGCCGCCTGATTGGGATCGGTCACTGATGCCATTTGAGTTCCTGCCGCTGCGGGCACAGCCAATGACGCTGTCATTTCTGCATTGATCTTGCCCACTGCAATCATGTCACCCTTGGCAACCGCCTCCTGTAACTGTCTGCCCAAATCCCCCATCTTCTTTATTTTCTCCTGTTGCGGATCCACTGCCGGTAACGCCGTTTGCTGCTGACTGCCCGCAGCAATTTCATCCGCAGCGCTCTGAGCATCCGATTGACCCGTGGTCGCATCACCTGTAACCAGCCCAGTTTGATCGGTTGCCGTCGTCCCGCCGCCCGATGCTTCACGTTCCGCAGCAGAAAGAACCGGTGGTGTCCAGCCACTCCCGCCGCCATTACCACCAAACACCGATAAATACTGGCTCATTGCAGCATTGACCGCTGCTTGCGCCGCTCCGGTTCCCTGGTCACCGGCCTGGGCTGCCGCCAGCATGGCCAGTGCATCTTTGAGAGCCTGATCAGCTGCGAGTTGGGCTGGCGTTTTAGTTGGTATTGGCGTTTCGCTATCGGGGTCTGTGGGATTGGGATCCGGATCCTCACGTGCCGGATCATAAATCGTTGAGCCGTCCCCAGGTTGACCATTTGAGGTGGTCCAAAAACTGTCAATCAAGGACTGTTGCCGGTTTCGAAGATCGGCGAATTGCTTACGGTAAAGATCTGCCAGCCCCCCCCGCCTCATCTCAGGAATTGTAAGGTCCTGACTTCGGGCCTCCCTTGCTAACGATTCAGCTTCAGCCCGCAGAGCATCCCATTGCATCATAAAATCATAATCATTCCGCAATTCATTAGGTGCTGAGAACCATGCCCATTCTGCATCCATGCCGGGAATTTCATAACGCTTGGGGGGCTGCATCCTGATTTCTCCCCAAAGCATAGAGTTGTATCCTCGCGGGGTGGTGTCCGATTCTGGTACTGCAACCGGTTTCCCCCCCTGACCCTCATCTATCGCTTCGAGATCCGGCGGAGGGCTCTCGGGCGTGGTGCCGGTATCCATAGTCGTCTCGGTGATGACTGGTTTCCCCGAACCGCCCGCATCAAGACCCTTGGCCTCCGGCAGCCCGGACTTAGGCGTCAGTTCCACTATGCCGGTGGCAATCTCTCCGGCTGCCCCAGCGGCCGGCACGGCATTCCCGGCAGGCAGCGCCGTTGCCGTCCCCGAAGTTTTTGCGGCTGGCACAACACTGGGAACGGACGCTGTCCCAGAAGCAATCTCGGCCGCCGCGCCGGATGCCGCTGCTTTTTTCTTCTTAAACCGCTCCCGCGCTTCGTACTCTGCCTGTGAAATCCCTGCTTTGGGCATGTCACCTTCTCCTAAAGAATCCGCATCACCATCCAGTAGATGCGCAAGTCGTATGTCCCGTTCCAAAGTTTATGAACTGCAAAGGAGGAGTCGGTCAGTAAATAGCCGGTTGTGAGGTTCCCGCAAACAGTAAGCGAGTCGTACACATTGCCGGTCGGGCCATACCAGATGTCGGCCACGTTATTGTAGCCAATCGGTGTAATGAACACGGCATAAGTATACTGGTTCACATAGTGCTGAACGATACCAGCAGCATTCTTGATGATAACGGTATCGAGGGTTTGCGATGCCGGCAGCACCGCTGTCCCCGCCTGGACTCTTGGCCTAAGAGCAATGCTGGCCGTATCCATGGCCAGATATGCCTCGCTGTACGCAGCGTTCGCTGTGTTCCGAACGGTCAGCAGAGAATCGTTGATCTCCGCCTGCGTAGCTCTCGTGGTAAATGACAGAGTGCCCACACCGTTTGTCGATACCACCTGCCCGCTGTTTCCATCCGCACCCGGAAGAACAAAGAGCTTGCTTGCGCTGAGAGAGGCCGGAGCCTCAAGACCGATGTAACTGGTTCCGTTGGACGGTTTCTCGCGGAAGTACAATTGGCCTGGGCCGTTATCATTCAAGTCCCGAATCACCACGATTCCGGTGCCAACCTCCAGATAGAGATCCCCATCGCCGTTATGAGATCTTATAGTATCAGTATTGACCCGCCTGACTGTGATATTGTTGCCCGTATTCCACAATCCCAAGCTGGCCGTGTCGTCGTAGAGATTGATCCGGGCATAGGCGATATTGGCCGTGTCGCGGGCCTTGGTGGCTTTCCACAATCCCTGACTGGCCGTATCGTCATAGAGACTCGCGCTTGCCAGTGCGGCATTCGCCGTGTCACGCCGCAACTGGTTCAGCGTATCCACGTAACGCAAAATGCGCTGGTAAATCTCCTGTATCTGCCGGTCAAGAAATCCGGACTCGTTCGACGTGATGGGATAAGGCTGCATGGGACGCACGGGATCGGCCAGCACAACGCCAGACAGCGCCAGCAGCAAAAAGACAATAGCAGCAATCTTAGTTGTCATTGGCCAGCCCCTTCTGGGAACCGATAATCTCCAGCAGGTTGATTTTCACCAGCGCCGTATCGCTGGTGCGAATCCGGAACTTCAGCATCTGACCGGAGATGGACGGCGGCAGCCGCTTGAGCACGGCCCCCGGCGCGGAAGTCAGCGGGAACTTTGTGCTATCGATGATCGTGCCGGCCTCTCCATACCAGTCAACCTTGACCGTGCAAGCGATGCTCGATGTTCCGGAATCGCCCGATCCAAAGATGCCTGCACGCTGCAACTGGCTGCGGCTCCACAATCCATGAACCGGCACGAAGCCCGTCGTGTAGGAAGGGTTCGTGCGCCCGCCATTATCGTTGTAGGTCTTTGTTCCCGCATTCATATCGCCGGGAAACATATAGGCAGCGTTGTAATGATTAGCGCCGACGGCGCTGTCATACAGCATGATCAGCCGGGACCGGTAGCGAAAACCGTCCGTCGTCGATCCCCCAAAGGGAACAGCAACGCCATCGGGATAATCATACCGCAGAAATTGATGAACATTGTTGTCGGGAACTGGATTGGGAATCATCTTCCACCAAATCCTGTTCATCAAATCGTAGACAAAAATCCGCAGTCCAGCCGTGCCGCGCTCATCCGCAGGACTCCGCAATGGCAAGGCCACATATAACCGGTTCTCGACGGCCTGAATCACAATAGCGGAACTCTCAACCGTCTTGATAACCTGAAGCGAATCGCGGAACCAGCCGTCAATGGCTTGCGAAATTTTTGCCACGGCCGACCCGTCATATTGAAACACCCCGTCCGCCGAAACAAAGTAGTGGATATTATTGTACGAACATGCCGCATCGTAACAAAGAGCACCCACGTTATCCGTGATTTTGATGATCTGCTCAGGCTTATTCGTTTCTGATCCGATCAGAACGTTATAGATCGAGTGAGACTTGTAGGCAACAAGATTGCCGCCCATCGCAAGAACATTCGTCATAAAATCCGCGTCATCGCGTCCGATATAGACATAGCCGCTGCCGATAGCGGTATCCAGCAAATTAAACCGCAGATCGAACTCCGGCATCCATGCCAGTTTTTGATCGTTGGCGGACCCGCTGTATGCCACATTGTAAGCATAGACACGATCTTGATGGACAAGCAGCCGCCCGTAGGTCCATGCGTATGAGAGAACCCGCGACAGGCGGTTTGTCGCTCCCGTTCTGGGCACAAACAGATTGATGGAATCCGCCCCCGCTCCGACCAGCGTGTCCTTGAACTGGATGAAATTCGTATAGCGCCGGGTCGGATGCGTGCTGTCGCCATTCCACGTGGATACTTCCGCCCAGACAATGTGATTGGTGTCGGCACGGCTGCACGAGTAGAATTTGTCGTTTGATCCGGCAACCACGATGCTTTGCGTGTAACCTCGCGGAGTGTACATCCCCGCAGCCAGAATGTACACATTCATAGGAAGAAAGCCGGTCACGCGGCGAATGCCGCGCCGCTGCTTGAGATAGGTCGCGCCGCCCGCAACGCCGATCTCAAAATTCACCATGTCGGTCGCCGGCCCCAGTTGCGGCGCGTATTGCTCATCGGACGACAGACCTGCCCACTGATCGATCTTGATGACGAATTGTTCCGGGGCAGCGACGGCTCCCAGGGAAATAAGGGCCAGCCCGGCCACAAAGAGCATGATCATCCTGGTCCACTTCATGGTTGTCCCGCCGCTGGAGCCGTTTCTTTTCTCACACCCACTGTCCAAAGATTGAGCCAGACCTGCGCCATCACCTGATTGTAGTCTCTGGCCGTGGCCAGCGCCGCCGCCAGAAAGACAACTGTCTGATGATCTTCCGGAGCAACCTGCAACTGCGTCGTGTCGGTGTCCAGATTGCGGGCGTAGGGCACGTAGTACACAACCAGGGTGTCTCCGCCCTGTGGAGACTGCCCCAAAACAAGAAACCTGCCGCTCTGATAATAATGTTCGGGGTAGGGCCCCACACCCAGCCGGCCCAGTTGCTCGGGATCAATGTAAGCCAGTGCAAAATCCATACCACCTGTTGCTGTTGTGCTCCTGCGCACAACACCGGTAATCCTGGCAAAATCACTGTTAGGCGCGTACCGCGTGAGTCCCGGCGTCGTGACAATCGAATCAACACCCACAATTGTACGATCACCCAGCTCTCGCAGAGTCATCCGGTGGGCGATGTTCACCATCTTATTGAGCGTGCTGTCAGCCAAATACGTGGTGGCCGGTTCAGCCAGCAAAGCACGCACAGCATACCGCGTGCCCACCAGATCACGAATCTGGGCATAGGAATCATGGAACATCAGCAGAACAAGAACAATGCCCCATCCCATTAACCAGAACGCGGATCCCAAACAGATCCGCCGCCGCCAGAAACAGAAGAATCGTCCCATCCGACATCGGCTCCCAATCTTGGGGCATAGCCCCCGGTCGTTCTGTCTGCAAGAATGGCTCGTTCCAAAACACGCTGATAAACCTGATCGGTCGCAAACCGCTGATCCGGCGCGCGCTGCATCTTGACAAAACAGGCTTCAATCACTGCGTCCAGCATGTAAGAGGGCAGAGCCGGAAGATCATTGATGTCAGCCTTCTTGTGATACGTCAGCCGGATCGTGTACACCTTATCCGGCACGGGATACCAATAAACACGCCACTTGTCATTAGCCCCGCCCTCCTGATTGAAAACGATCTTGGCCGTAAAGGGGCGCTGGCCAGTATCTGCTGGCGGGTAAGGGGTGTCCCAATTAAACGAGTCCTCATCCTTGAGGTCGACCGACAGGCTGTTCCCACCGTCCACCAGAATGATGCTCGTGACACATTCAATCGAATCCAAAAGTGACGTGTACTCCTGATTCGCCGTTGTGCTTTTGGCCGCAGAGTAGCGTCTGCGGAACTTCCATTCCGCTGCTCCCCACACGCCTGCATATCCCGCTTCGATGGCAGCCAGGGCAATTTGATCCAGCGCCGGGTTGGCCTGTCCGCCGGTTGCTATCGAGACCAGATACTTTTTCAGACCATCGACCGTCATTGGCTCTCCCCGAAGGGGGATCTGGAACAGACCAGACCCCCCGTGAGGATTGTGCACTTACGCCGCATAGGAGAAAATTCCCACGTTAAAGTTGGCATTCAGAGGTTTGACCTTCCACCACAAATTCCACGCATGGGTCCCGAAGGAATTGCGCGGGTTCGCGGTGTTCTGATCATTCGGAGCCGGCACCTTGACCGAAAATACCGGTTCGGCCATGCTCTCGATTGCAGGAACACCAAAAGAATCCTGACCCAAAATCATGGTCAGAAACACATTGCCGCTGGTCTGCGACATCGCGTTCATCGTCTTGGCCGTGGTCACAAAACGAGGCCCGTTAGTCATACGGAACCAGCGGATGCCGTTCCAGATCATCGTATCGAGCTTGGCTCCAGTGTATCCCTGCTCTTTGCCATAAGAAGCCCTGTACGCCTGCTCCTTCCACACCCGGTCAGACATCATCTGGGTTTCGATTTCCGGCGACATCAGACCGGCATAGTAGCCATCGTCGAAGGGTTTGGCGCCGGATTTCCGCAGAATCTCAAGCGCTTTCTGCAAAAGCGCCACGTGGAGGGTTTCGGAAGCCGTGAGCGCTTCGTAGAATGGCGAAACCAGGGTCACTTGAGTTGGATTCGTATTCCCCGAAGACTGGGGTGTCTCCGGCAAGGCGGTCGACAAAGTCACCACAAGATTCGCCGAAGCGTAATCGGCAATCCGGGAACCATGACCATACCCGGCGCCATGTTGTACGACAATCCACCCTCCGTTAAAGGCGTCATTGACAGCCTTTCCGGAGAGTCCGACCATCGAATTCGACAAGCGAATTGCAGTTGTTGAGGTCGCAGAAAGTAGCTTCACGTTCTGCGCCAGCCATGAAGCAGAGACGACGCCCAGAGAAGTCACCGCCTTGGGATGCAACGGCAAAATCCCGCCGCGGACAATCTGTCTGAGAATCTCGCCTTCGATGGATTCGGCAGCCTGTTGCGAGAGGGTGTCAACCGCTTTGGTCAAATGCCGGTCGCGTGAGGTATGCCAGTGAAGCATGGAGAATGACACCTGGTCGCCCCACTCTTCGAGACTGGCCGTAATGTTCATTCCCAGGTACGATTTATAGGTGTATGAGGTCAGACCTTCGGAGTCTGCGCTCGTTTTCTTTGCCAGCGGATGATACCGGTACCAGTCAACGGTCTTGCCGGTTCCATCAGGGACAGGAGCCGGCTGGCCAAACTGCCTCAGAAAAGTCCGTTCCTTGAAATAACTCAGGAACTCAGACTGGTATTTGGTAATCTGTGCCGCTGTGAGCGTATCTGTTCTTGTTGCGGCTTGTGACACGGGACGATCTCAACTTTCTGCCCGTAGCCACGTGCGGCGCTATATGCCCCAATCGGGGTACTGGCGGCGATACTTCGCATCAACTTTCGCTCTGGCGTCCTTGTCACTGCCAGCCGCATTCAGATCACGCTTGTATCTGGCCAAGTCCTCCGCCTCGGATGGACGGCCAGAAATAAGCGGCGAAGTGCCTCCGCCCCGCTCCACATGGGTTCGGGCCAATGTCTGCTGTGTGGACGCTTGGCGTCCGTGAACGGCGGACTTTTCTTTTTCGGCCTTCAGTCCCAAGGCGAGTGTTCTGGCGGTTGCGACCCGCTCGCTCTGATCTGCGATTCGTTTTACGTATGGAAACCTCTCAAGAACTTCTTCGTAAAGAGGCTCCATATCCTCATCACCATCCAGCAGATCGTTTTTGGCAATCTGATCCTGGAGTTTACGGACTTGACGGGAAAGCGCCTTCACCGCTGGATCCGCAGTATCCGGGATACCAGCTTCGGCGTCTTCCTTTTTCGCTTTGATTTCTTCCAGTTCTTGCTGGAGGCGTTCGTTTTCCAGCCTTTGTCTGGCAAAGGCGCGATGGCGGATATTTCCCGCTGCAATACGCTCATCGAGTTCTTCGATGGTCGATACTCCATGCGTTTTCATCAGTTCGGCCAAACGATTTTCCGCCGATTCTGTGGATACTGGCCCTGGATCATCGTCCAGGTTTGTGCGTTCCAAGTCAGTCATATCTCTCCCGTCACGGGGTATAATCACCAGCGCCCAGGGGCGCGTCAAGCACAAACTCCGGCAAGTCGTAATCCCCAATAGCCTTTTCAGACTCAGGTAAAACCGGGGGCGTTTGCGCCGAAAGCTGATTCTCCAGTAAATCTAGATATTGCCACAGCGAACTGTCTGCCACGATCGAGGCGGCAATCGCCCGGATCGTCGGATCAGTTGATGCGACGGCTGCATGAACCAGAGAGACAAGTTGCTGATCGCGTATCTGGCGCCGCCGTTCCAGCAAATGCCGGTAAAGTCCGGTTTGCCGGATAGCGATGTAGTCGCGCTGAGCCTCTGAAGCGCTAATCGGCAAAGCGGAATCCTTTCCATCGTTGCCGACAGCGCTCTTCGAGCCTGCCCTTGAACAAAGCCGGATCATACATATCCTGATAGAACTTCACAGTGTCTTCAGGCACATCCCCATCATGTCGTGCTTCCGTAAGAGCCGCAGCAACCTTCTTGTTTGTGAGTTTGCCCTTGATCCAGGCTGGCCAGTGCGGCAAATCGCGGTCACTGACAACTGGTCTGCCAGACATCAGATATTCTGCCGCCGAAATCGAGTAGGCATCGTGAATCGGAATCCGCAAAAGGCATGACGTGTCGGCAATAACCTGATCGTACTCTGCGGGACTCAGGGCATATCGCTTTTGGCATGTCGCCTGATACTCAATCTCTTGTGTCGGAGGCAGCCAATTGTAGAAAACAATCCCCGTTTTTCTGGTCAAGGGGATAGCATCGCGGATCACAGACATGCGAAAAAAGTCCTGCCGACTGGGGGGCATATAGCATCCCACCATGAATTTGTCCGGCTTGGCGATTGGTATCCGCACCTTCTCCGCGGGGACATTCAAAGGATCCGTCACCGGCAATTGAAGCCAGTTCTCCAGTTCTTCTTTGATCTCATCGCTTGGGGGAATATGGCAATAGCGGTCAGAACGCAACTCCTCAAACATCCGGCGTTCTCCATTCGCCATCCACCGTTTTGCCATGAGCACATCTGATCCAAACCAGTGAATAATAACCTTGGGGATGTCCCCGAGCAACGACCGGTGAAGGGCCCAATCAGAGTACTCAGAGACAAACCAGCCCCCAAAGTAAATCACGCCGGGGTTAAACTCGGCGACCCCAATGTAATTGATGTCGTCAAAATACTGAAAGCCGCAAGCGGGGGCGATGTTGTTCAGGACCAACTGATGACCGGCAGTTGACACGCAGGCGACTTTCATATTGCAACCTCGGTCATCAGCACTTCTCCTTGAGTTCCCTGTCCATTGCCCTCTGCATCGCCGGGGGAATCTTTTTGCCCTTCATTTTCTTCATCGGTTTGGTCTTCTTCTTGCTCCCCATTGCCATTCTCCTTTCGTTCAAGGTCTGCTATCAGTTCGGGTGGATTCATGGTTCGCATGGGACTGAGAGATTCGACGACAACACGCGCCTTCTGAATGTTCTGCACAGTAGCAGGATCGGTTCTCATCATCGCCGACCACCATGCGCCGCTGTCACGTCTCAGAGCGTCGATGTAATATCCATTGTGAATCGCCATGAAAGCCAGGTGAAAGACGGTCACACCAAGATGCACGTAGCTCTTGATGCCGTAGTCCTTGGCGGTCATGTTGATAAAGTAGTCCGGCCCGTAGGCAAATGGGGCGCGTACGCGAGCCAGGGCGCGGCGCATCTGCTTTGCCTTCTCGCGCAGAAGTCCGACTTCATGCTCGCTGATAAACCGGTCGCCGTCAGCCAGTTGTTCAAGAAACTCCGGGAATAACCGTTCAGAACTGAAATCCCGCAATGCCTTTTCCGCTTCAGGAACCGGTATCCCGCGCGTGCTGAACTGAAACCACGGATAGGGCAGCGTGTCGAAGACAGAACGATGGTACAGACAGAATCCCGAACCCACAGTGCCAACTTCGATAGCACTTCCAACACCGCGCAGACAATGAGCGGGGTGAAAATCCACGAATGGCAAAAGAGCCGAGGGACGCTGGTTATACTCATCCAGCATGGTCGCCACGTAGGCATAGGGTTCATTCCGGTAGGGAATGCAGGCGCCGATGATTCGGGGATATGGTTCCTCGTTGGCGGCCTTCCAGAGCAACTCCAGAGCGTCGGGGGCAAACGTATGATCAGAGCCGCAGACCAGAAGCCAGTCCCCGACCATGCGCTGCGCCAGCCGGTTGTGGTTGTCGGCGACATTAATGCCCTTCTCGGCGAACTCGTGCAGATCGAATCCCTTCGACATCATGTACTGGGCCATGTTTTCCAGGCACTTGCGGGTAGACATCGAAACGTCGGCAGAGTACTCCAGCACTTCCGGGAGTGGAAGGCCGATGGTGATGACCTTGTTCATATCGGGCGGCGGCGGTTGATCCGCCTGTTTTTTCTTACGATCCATGCTTGGTTCCTTTGGATTCAGACTTTGGTTCGGGTTCGGGCGTAGGTTCGGGTTCGGGCGTAGGTTCGGGTTCGGGCGCAGGTTCGGGTTCGGGCGTAGGTTGGAATCCTTCCAGGATGGCACGCAGGGCATGGAGGCGGTTCAGGCCGCCCCAGCGGTGAATGGCATCGGCACGCTCGCGCTCTCCCCTGATCCCTTGAAGCGCCACGAACTCCCGCTCCAGAGTCTTGGACAGAGTGGCAATCTCGTCTGGCGCCTTAGAGGCAAGAAACAGCCTTTCCTTTTCAATGGCTTCGAGGGTTTCGGCATCCAGCATGGTAGTCTCCTAACGTGGTCCTGGGTTTGTTGCGCCGGCCAGCATGCCGCCAAGAGACTTGGCAATGTTGGAGAAATCGGTTGGCGGCCCGCCTGAACCCAGTCTGCGGTCGGCGCGGCCGACAGGGGCGGGGGCACCCCCACCTGGAGATGCCCCTTGGGGCTGCGGAGCGGGCGCTGGTTGGGCGCCATATCCAATTTGCTGTTTGAGACGTTCGATGTTCGGGATCTTGAATTTGTCGGCCAGGAGAATGATGGTTTCCTTCATGGGCGCCTCCGTCCACGGAGCCTGCATCAGGGGCGAGAGCACCTTGAGGAAGTTCTGCAACTGGGCAATCCGCAGATTCTCGCTTTCCATTTCCTGCGGACCAAGGAACACAAAATCGACATTGTTGATAAAATCGGTCTTCTGAATCTTGAACCATTGATTCTGTCCTTCTTCGCCAAGAACGCGAGCCGCAAAGGGAGTCTGAAGATAATCCCGGTTGTAGTAGTATGCTTTGCGCGCCCCAGAGCGAAAAAAGGTTGCACCGATCCACGACATGGCTAAGGCAAAACGGATTGAGGACTGACGAATAGCGATATTCGATGCGGTGGCCGTCTGGCTTTGATCCGGGACACGCCCCTGTTTCAATTCCGTCGCGCCGCCAACGCCTTCTTCCCGGCCAGCAATGTACGACAGGATTCCCGCCGCATCGTTCCAAATGGACGACATGGGAATCTCACGCATGATGTTGCGCACATCAGCACCCATCTTGGCGCGAATCACCCCGCCAGGCTGATCGTCAAGGGACTGGCCGGATTCGAGATACTGCGGAATCACGATCTTGGGTTTGTTGACTGTCTGGGCAAGGTTTTGAAGGACCATGTTGAGAATCGTGTCCTCGACGTGAACCTGCGGCCGGTTTTTCTGTACCAGCCCGATACCGTACCACTGGCCAGGAAGATGACTGATCTTTGCGTTCTGATAGACCGACATCCCCTCCGGTAACGGCCCAGGAGAGACGCGAATGACAAGACCATTGGCAACAGTGATGATCGTCCGGACAGGCTGGTCGCCCTTATGCTTCCTGCCCGCCGTATCCGTCCAGTCCACCTTGGGCCGGAACATACACTCGCACTCGGCAACCATGATTCCATCCGGTTCCAGCCGGGAATCATCTGACCATCCCAGTCTGACACGCTGGTCGGCACGCTCAAAAACATCACCACAAGCACCAATGTACAAATCGGCAGCATTGCCAAGAAGAAGCGGCATGTCTTTGCGATCCGGGATCAGGTCCACATCATCGTCATAGACGATTCCTTTGAGCGCCAGGAGTTCATCGTAGGACTTGAACGACACGTGCACAACAGGATAGTGATCCTCCGGCCAAACTTTCTGAGGATGGGGATGAACGTCATAAAGAAACAGAGGTTCGGCAATCGGACCCTGAAAACCGATG